ATGCGCTGGATTGACCGTCTTCTTGCGCGTTGGGGCCTGCAGGTCCGGCGTGAGATCACCCTGACGACGACGTCCGAAGGCTTCCATTTCCGTCAGGTTTGGCCGCGGCACGACGTCGTGGTCAGGTTGGACGAGATAACGGAACTCGTCGGCTTCCTGCATGGGCCTTTAGACGACGTGTGCTGCGCCGTGACCTATCGACGTGAGGGCGAGGAAAGCACCTTGATCATCGATGAGGAAATGCCGGGCTGGTGGCCAGTGTTGAAGCTCTTTGAAAGCCTTCCAGGCTTCAGGCCCGAGCTCCTGAATAGCATTTGGCACCCGACACAGCCGAGCCCGGTGACGGTGTTCAAACGGAGCGATGCAGCCGCGGAGCTGGATCTCGCGCCGCCAGGAAGCGCCGTGACACGCTGAGCCGACCGTAGCCCCTTCGCTAATTTGATAGTTCGTCGGCCCCACGTACGGGGCGGCCCCACGCGGCCTTAAGCGTCACCCGGAGACGGGACGGCGTCCGCTCGCCGCAAGAGCGTTCGTGGGCCCCGCGGCAGGGGCGAGCCGGCTGCAGGATGCGGCCTTCTACGACAGCGGGGCGCCGCCCCCTCCGTCCGCTGCGCGGACACCTCCCCGACGCGGGAGGAGGGCGGGCCGAGCCCCCTCCACCACGCTTCGCGTGGTCCCCCTCCCCCGACGGGGGAGGAGCTTTCTCATCCGAACAAGGAAGATCATCCATGTCCACGATCGCTTATGCGGTAGGCGACCCGGAGGCCCGCAAGGCCTGGTCCAAGGTCGTCGCCGTCGAGACGCTCGACAAGACCTATCTCGGCAACTTCATCGGCAAGGGCGACGACGTCCTGGTGCAGGAGCGCCCCGAGCTCGCCAAGGACAAGGGCGACCGGGTGCGCGTCTACCTGCGCATGCAGCTGACCGGGCGCGGCGTCCAGGGCGACGCCATCCTGAAGGGCAACGAAGAGGCCGTCATCACCCACTATGACGACGTGCTGCTGGACCAGCGCCGGCACGCGGCGAGCGCCGGCGGGCGGATGAGCCGCCAGCGGGTGCCCTTCGACGTGCGCCGCCAGTGCATGAACGGCCTGTCCGACTGGGCGGCCGACCTGATGGACACCAGCTTCTTCAACCAGATCTGCGGCTACACGCCGGAGAGCGACACGCTCTACACGGCAACAATCCGGTGACGGCGCCGTCGCGGATCATCCGGCCCGACGGGCAAGGCGACGGACGAGGCGGTCAACGCCGACCCCAACGCCGTGTTCGACCTGAAGCTGATCGACCGCGCCAAGGTGAAGGCGACCAGCACGCCCGCGGGCACGCCGGCGCTGCGCCCGATCAACGTGAAGGGGCGCAAGTACTTCGTCATGTTCCTGCACCCCTACCAGGTATTCCAGCTGCGGACCTCGGCCGCGCCCGGGCAGTGGCAGGACATCCAGAAGGCGGCGATGGCCGGCGGCGACGTGGAGGACAACCCGATCTTCACGGGCGCGCTCGGCGTCTACAACGGCGTGGTGCTGCACGAGGCGCAGCGGGTCACCAACGGGGTGCACTCCACCACCAACGCGCCGCTGGCGAACGTGCGGCGCGCGGTGCTGTGCGGCGCGCAGACGGGAGCGATCGCCTTCGGCCAGGGCCACTCGTTCGAGAAGTTCGACTGGGTGGAGGAGCTGGACGACTACGAGAACCAGCTGGGCGTAGGCGGCGGCGCGATCTTCGGCGTCAAGAAGCTGCGCTTCAACAACATGGACCACGGCGCGGTGGTGGTTCCCACCTACGCGGCCGACCCTGCCTGAACGTAACCGTCCAGAGGAGAACCAACCATGCCTAAGGACGGTCGACAGTACCGGACCCAGCAGACCCACTACCTGCGCAAGACCATCCGCTTCGACAGCGCGCCGTCGGGGACGCAGATCCCGATCGGGACGCTGCCGCAAGGCGCGCTCGTCACGTCCACGATCGTGGCGGTGAGCGAGGCGTTCAACGCGGCGACCAGCAACGCGCTGATCGTCGGCACCGCCGCCGACGATGACGCCCTGGTCGACGTCAACGGCGTCAACGAGGGGGCGATCGGGTCCACCCGCGTGGCGCCGGCGACGCTCGCCGGGCTGATCGCTCCGGGCACGGACACAACCGTGTTCGCCAAGTACAGCCAGACGGGCACGGCGGCTACCGCCGGCCGCGCCACGATCCTGGTCGAGTTCGCCGTCGACAACGACGGCTGAGGCGAGGGCGCTTCCCCCGATAACGAACCGGGGGAGCGCCCGACGCCCGGGGCCCGCATGGGCTCACCTGACAATCCGACATGGAGGCGCGCATGAGCACGCTGGCCGATCTCAAACGCAGGATTGCGGGCGAGCTGAACCGGCGCGACCTGACGGCGGAGATCGCCGAGCAGGTGGCGCGGGCGATCGAGTTCCACGCCGAGCGGCGGTTCTGGTTCAACGAAGACACGCGCACGATCGCAACCGTCGCCGGGCACGGGAGCGTGGACGCGCCCGCGGGCCTGCGCGTGGCGGATGCGGTGTTCGTGGAGGTGGGCGGCTATCGCCAGCGCTGAGGGCGCGATCGCCGGCGGTGCTGGCGGCGTGGTCGGCGGGCGGGATCACCGGGCAGCCGACGGACTATGCGCTGACCGGCGGCAGGCTGGAGCTCTATCCGCGGCCGAACGCGGCCTTTCCGCTGAGCGTCGTCGGCGTCTTCGACCTGGCGGCGCCGGGGGAGGACGAGGCGAACGCCTGGACCGGGGCCGCGGCGGACCTGATCGCCAACCGCGTCATGGCGGTGCTGTTCGCCATCAAGCTGAGGGATCCGGAAGGGGCGGCGAGCGCCAAGGCGGCCGAGCTCGAGGCGCTGAAGCGGCTGCGCGGCGAGACGGCGCGTCGGCTGAGCCTGGGGCGGGTGGCGTGCGCATGAGGGTGCAGCCGCCGCCGGGCGCGCCGGGCTGGGCCCTGGCGCTGGCCGAGGCGATCAACCGAAGCCTGAACGAGCTGGCGTGGCCGAGGCTGAAGACGGTGGCGGACGCCGCCGCCGCCCCGCCCGCCGCCGGCAACGAGGGCCGCATGATCTGGGTGCGGAGCGTCAAGCGGATCGCCGTCTCGGACGGCGCCGCGTGGATACGACAGGACACAGGAGGGAGCCTGTAATGCCATCGAGCTATACGCCCCGAAACCGGCTGACCAAGCAGGCGCCGGGGGAGGGACTGAACGTCTGGGGCACGATCCTGAACACCGGGGTGTTCGAGCTGATCGACGTGCTGGCGGACGGGATCGTGACCATCGGCGCGGCCGGGGCGACGACGCTTTCGGCGGCCAACGGCGCGGCGGACCAGGCGCGCGCGCGCGTGCTGAACGTGACCGCTCGTCGGCGGCGACGATCACCATTCCGGCGGTCGAAAAGCTGTACCTGGTCCGGGCGGCGGCGGCGGACGTGACGGTGACCGCGGGCGGACCCGCGGCGACGATCCGGGCCGGCGACGCGGCCTGGGTGTTCTGCGACGGGGGCGCGGTGCGCAAGGCGCAGTCGAGCGACTTCGGCGGGGCGCGGGTGACGGGCGTCGGCGCCCCGACCGCAACAGCGATGCGGCGACGAAGGCGTACGTGGATGCGGCGGCGTTCACCGCCAATGCGGGCGTGCTGCCGGGGCAGGGGGGCAACGCCGGGCGACTGCTGATCACTGACGGCGCGACGGCCGCGTGGGGCCCGCAGTGGCGGCTGCAGGCGGTCGCGGCGGATGCGGATCTGGCGCTGGACACAAGCTATTCGGTCGATACCTCCGCGCCGCGGTCCCTGAGGCTGCCGCCGCTGTCGTCAGCGGCGCCGGGGCAGCGGGTCGAGGTGCGCGACGGCCTTGGCCGTGCGGCCACGTTCAAGACCAGCATCAGGCCGTTCGGAACCGACGCCCTTCTGGGCGGCGTCACCTCGCCCGTCGTGATCGACGTGGATCGCGGCGCGGTGATGTTCGAATCCAGAGCCACCGGGTGGCTCTTGCATCCCTTGTGAGGACACGATGAGCAATCTTTCCGACCTTCTGCCCGGCAATGCGGGCGCCGACCTTCTGGACCGTCAGGTCTTCACCTCGTCGGGGACCTGGACCAAGCCGGCGAACAACGCGGGCAACGTGAAGGCCGGCGTGGGGCGGTTGATCCGTCTGCGCCTAATCGGCGGTGGTGGTGCTGGAGGGAGCAGCCACAGCGGTGCTGGCGGTGGGATGACCATGAAAGAAGTCCACATCAGCCTGGCGGGCGCGACGGTCCCTGTCACGGTGGGGCACGGCGGCGTCGGTGGTGCCAGCGGCGGCGACACCACCTTTGCAGGCCTCGCGTGGGCGGGTGGAGGTCAAGGCGGTACGGTTACATATGGCACGTCCCAAGGAGGGGGCGGCACGCACCCGGGCGGCAACGGTGCGGTCGCCCAGAATTTCACCTCCTCGGCTTGGGGCCGCGCTCCTACGGGTCTCGGGGGCGCAGGTGGAGGCGGTCAACAAAACTCGGCCGCAAACCCGCACACCGGGCCCCCGGAGGCAGCGGCGGCGCAGCACCTGGGGGGTCACCGGGGGTAGCTAACGCTGTAGGCGCAAACGGCGGAAACGGTGTCGACTTTGGCCCAGGTGGCGGTGGGGCGGGTGCAGGTGTCGGCGGCACAGGTGGAAATGGAGGCCTCTACGGCGGCGGGGGCGGCGCTGGTGGAGCAGCACACGGATCCGGCGCCCAAGGCGTCGCCGTTGTCGAGGTGTGGGGCTAATCAGTTCGGTGCCGGATGAAGTCTCCCACCCGTGCCTCAATGGGCGCTCGTTATTCTAGAAGCACCTACATCCACCTGGACCGATACCAGCTGAGGAGTTATCGCCGGGTCGGCACCTCTTGAAAGGCACCGATCTTTGAGAGGTGCAGCCAAAGACGGTTAGTTCGTCGAATACGGTAGCGTACCGTTGCCATGTCCACGCGGGTATGAGGCAGGCGAGAGATGCTCAGGAAGAAGCGCTTGTCGCTGCTGTTTCCGGGCTTGGCGTCGACCGTCTGAGCCCACGAGCCGAGCTCCGCCGCGATCCTGGCGTTGTTCACCAGCAGACAATTAGTGTCCACGAACCCGCCGAAAGGAGCGAACTCACCTGCGTCCGGACCTGCTGAATGCCAGCGATCTACGCAAAGATCCTGCCCCGTCTCGGCGTCCACGAGCATTCGTTGGGAATAAACCCAAGCGTGATTGCCTATCGCTGTGGTGAGCGACGCCAAGTGGTCGGGAAGCCAGACATTGTCGTCGTCCAGATAGGCCACTTGCCTGCTATTCGACATGAGGCTCAGGACTGCCCGCAGAGTCCCTCCGTCCAGGGGGTTATAGACGCCCCCGTTTCGAACCGACGTGGAGTAGGGCAGGCGAAGTATCAGCGCCGAGACGTTGCTTGGCCGCTGCTCCAGCGTCTCGCGAAGCATCGGAAGATCCGGCCCTTCCAGATCGACACCAATCATCAGCTGAATGCGCCGGGGAAGGCCTGATTGAATACAGAGGCTACGGCCTCCGCTATACGACCACTCCTCAACACCGTTGGCATCACCACGCCTACGTCGGCCGGCAACTGTGCGGGCGAGCTGTCCGGGAAGAACTCAAGGCCGCTCATCACTTACCCCGGCACCTGACAAGGTTATCTCTCAAGCGACAACGACGGCGCGGAATCTACTCTGCCCTTTTCATCAGGATCGCCTGCCAGTTCGGCACGTTCGCGGCCCAGGTGAGCTTCTCGGCGTAGATGGTCGTGAAGGCGTCTATCGCCATCTTGGGTCGGTTCAGGATGCTGCCCTCGTCGTACCGCGGGTCAGCCCAGAGGTAGTCGTCGCATATCAGAACTCCTCCAACCTTCAGAAGGCCGAAGGAGATCACGAGGTCGGAGAGCACGTCCGAGGCCTTGTGGGAGCCGTCGATGTAGACCAGGTCCGCTTCCACGCCTTCCGACGCCAGCCGGATCAGGGCGGGTCGGGAGTACTCTTCCAGCACAGTCACGATGCTGGGGTCCGGGAAGGTTTTCAGGTTGCGGAAGAAGGATGCGCGCTGCTCCGGCAGGCCGGGCCATGGGTCGATGCAATAGAGGCGACTTCCCGCGCCCCTGAGCAGGTTGTGAGCGATCCAACTCGCGGAGGAGCCCGCGTAGGAGCCGACCTCAATGGCCGTGCGCTGGTCGGTCGGCTTCCAACCCAAGTGGCCGAAAACCTTCTGCCAAGTGGCAGCGTAGGCGTCGTGGTATCCCATCCCGTTCCCCTACAGCCTGAAGCAGGCGGCTGTCAGCCCTATCGGCGGCGGCAGCCCGATCCGGCGCGCCCGGCAAACTTCAACTTGGAGGCCGTCAGACCGTCCGATATGGCGCGCTCTGCATTCCGAAGCAGCTGAAGGCGTGGCGATGGACGGCGAGGCATGGCGCGCGATCGATGCGGTGGAAGGGTGGTTCACCTACGAGTCGTTCGTGCTGTGGAACGCGCTGTTGGAGAGGCAGCGGCATTCGGGCGCCCTGATGGAGATCGGGGTGTTCCAGGGGCGATCAGCTTCGGCGCTGGAAGCGGCAGCTACGAGAGGGAGAGCGGCTGATCCTGTGCGATCCGCTTCTCGAGCATGGGATACCGGCCGCACTTGGCGGCACGCCGCCGGAGCGGCTGGTGGTGCTGCCGCAGTCGTCGAGCACCTTGTGCGGCGCACCGGAGCTGGCGGAGCACAGGGGTCGGGTGCGGTTCCTGAGCGTGGACGGGGATCACTCGGGGGTCGCGGTCTACAACGACCTGAAGCTGGCCGACGAGCTGCTGGCGCCCGACGGGTTGGTGGCCCTGGATGATTTCTTCTCGCCGCAATACCCCCAAGTGACGGCCGGCGACGTACCGCTATCTCGACCGCCACCCGTACAGCTTCGTCATGATGCTGGTGGGCTTCACAAGGCGTATCTGTGCCGACCGGCGGCGTATCTGGCGTGGCAGAGCTTCATCGTCAAGGCCTGGCCCGAACAGATGGAGGCGGCGGGCGTGGCGGTGAGCCTGTGTAAGACGAGCTCGCCCGAGGACAATCTGACGTTCGGACTCTACCCGCTGCGTGAGGACCTGGGGCCGCGGAACGGCCGCTTCCGGCTGATCGGGGAGACAAACCTCGGCCAGTGACGCTGCGGCCGCGTTCATGGACCTGCAGCGGGCTAGGTTCTTACGCCGCGCGCGACAAGCTTTACCCAGGTTCAGGGCTTCAGCCGCGCCTCGTAGCTGCCGGAGAAGATCTCGAGGCCGTTGTGGGTCAGGCGTTCTGTGACGCAGGCCCAGACCTCGCCGCCCAGGTGCTCCGTCCAGCGGCGGCAGAAGGATAGGTCCTCGCTGAGGTAGGCCCCGTCGGGCGCCGCAGCGGGTAGAAGCCCTGGAAGAAGCCGCCATGAAGATTGAGGCGCCGCGCCACATCGGGCGGGGCGCGGTCGAGCCAGAGGGCCGGATCGGCGGCGCGCATGCGTTCCAGCACGTCGCGGCCGAGCAGCAGGACGCCTGTGCCAACGTGGTCGGCGCGAATGAAGTCGCCCCGGCGGCGGCCTGAGCCGCTGGCCGGGTCGCGCCAGGGCTCGCCCACGAACTCCTGGGCGCGCTCGCGGACGTCGTCGGCGTCCGGGTGGGCGCGGGCGAGATCGATCAGACGGCCGAAGTCGGTCTGGCGCTTAGGGTAGAAGCAGCCGACGTAGGGCTCGCCGAAGGCCAGCATGCGGGCGATCAGTTCAGGCCGGAAGCCCATGTCGGCGTCGATGAACAGCAGGTGGGTGAAGCTCTCGTCCTCGAGCACACGGGTGGCGAGCGCGTTGCGCGCGTCGATGACCAGCGTCTGGGCGGGAAGCGAGACGACGAACTCCACGTCCGCGCGATGCTTGAAGGCGTCGAGCAGCCTCAGGATCGAGGTGAAGTAGGGCACCCAGACACGCTCGTCGTAGTCGGCGTTGCGATGAGCACCCGGGTGTGCGCCGTCATGGGATCCTGCGGCAGGCGAGGGTCCGGCGGGCGGACACGGGCCTTCCCTTAGCGCGGGCACAGGTGCGGGCGGAAGGGCGGAGCAGGGCTCGTCCCGGGCGGCCGACGATCAACAAGGAGGCCGCCATGCGGATTTCACCGGAACTCCCGCCAGGGCTGGCGGGGGACGACAGCCCCTGGGCGGCGCGCGGACGGTACCGTGACGCCAGTCACGTGCGCTTCACGCCGGCCCCGGAGGTCATGGGCGGGTGGGAGGCGCTGACGTCCGAGCGGGTGAGCGGGATTTGCCGATCGGTGTTTCGGCTGGACCGATGCCGGGAGCGCTCCGAACGTGGCGTTCGGCACGCACAGCCGGCTGCACGTCTGGAAAGGCGGAGTGTTCGCCGACATCACGCCGGCGGGTTTCACCGCGGGCGCGGCGGACGGGGCGGGCGGCGCCGGATACGGCACTGGGGCCTACTCGTCGGGCGCCTATTCAGAGCCCTCCACCTCCGACTACTTCCCGCTGACCTGGAGCTTCGGCGCCTATGGTCAGAACCTGATCGCCTGCCCGCGGGGGCAGAGCCTGTTCCGGTGGAGCAACGCGACGAGCGCCCCGCGCAGCCGCTGGCGAATGCGCCGGCGAAGGTCGCCTATGCGTTGACCACGCCGCAGAACACCATCCTGGCGCTGGGCTGCACGGCCGAGGGCGGGTCCGCTCAGAACCCGGTGTGCCTGCGCGAATGCGATCCAGCCGATCCCACGGTCTGGGCGACGGCGGTGACGAACCTGGCGCGGCAGAAGATCCTGGACGGCGGCGGGCGGCTGGTGGCCGGCCGCGTGGTCGGGCTGGAGACGGTCTTCGCCTGGACGGACCAGGCGCTGTACCAGGGCGTGTGGACCGGCGATCCCGACACTCCGCGCGCCTGGTACAAGGTGGCGGGGGATGCGGGCTGATCGCGCCGGGCGCGGCGGCGGTGCTGCAGCAGACGGCCTATTGGCTGAGCCCGGACGGGCAGTTCTTCCGCTGTGCGCTGGGCGGGGCGCCGGAGCCCATCGCCTGTTCCATCCAGGGTGACTTCTGGGATCACGTGGCGCCGTCGCAGTTCGACAAGATCGTGGCATCGACGACGTCACGGTTCGGCGAGGTCCGTTGGGACTACCCGGACATCCGCGACGGCGCGGGGCTGGAGGTCAGCCGGGCGGTGGTGCTGAACCCGCTGTTCGGCTGGAGCAAGACGCGCCATGCGCGGACTGCGCGCACCGATGCGGGCGCGATCGGCAATCCGGTGGCGGTCACGGCCGCCGGTTTGATCGTGCACGAGGAGCGCGGCCAGAGCGCGGACGGCGCGCCGCTGTCCTGGTTCGTGGAAACCAATGACTTCGCGCTCGGCGAGGGCGAGCAGCTGTTCCTCATCCGCGAGGTGCTGCCGAGCGTCGAAGGGCAGAAGGGCGCGGCGGCGCTGACGCTGTCGGGCCGCACAGAAGCACAGCCGGCGGACGGCGGTGACGAGGTCAAGCTGACCCTGATCCCGGAACTGGGGGCGGCGCAGGCGCTGCTCGCGGCGCGGATCGCGCGCTGGCGGCTGGAGGGAGCGTCCTCTCCGGCGGCGGGGCGCTTCGGAGCTTTCGGCTTCGACGTCGCCGTGATGGGCCGGCGATGAGCGGCGGCGAGAGGATTCCGCACTGGGATCGGTGCGCGGCGTGGCTTGAGGCGGCGCTGGCTCATGCTGGTGAATTTGACCTGCAGATGGTCTTCGAGCGCGTCAGCCGAGGGGACGCGGTTCTGTGGCCGGGCGAGAGAGCAGCCGTGGTCACCGAGGTCGCGGAAGGCGAGCTGCACGCCTGGCTCGCGGCCGGCGATCTGGCGGAAATCGTTGCGATGACGCCCGGGCTAGAGGCCTGGGGGCGGGCGGCGGGCTGCTCAGCAGCGACCCTGCGTGGTCGCCCGGGCTGGGCGCGCGTGCTGGGGCCACACGGATATGCGCCACGCGGCGGCGGCGAACTCAGAAAGGTGCTTTGATGTCCTTCGGCAAATCCTCCTCAAAGACGAAGACTAACGAGGTGACGAACAGCACCTCGATTTCCACACCGAACATGCCTTCGGCGTTTCTCAACCCGCTCAACGCGTACGCCAACAACGTCAGCCAGTACCAGAACATGGACGCTGACGCTGTCGCCAGCACTGTGGCTCCGGCCGGCGGGCTTCAACGCAAGGGGTTCCAGCAGGCTTCGAACCTCGGTCAGACATGGCGCGGGCTCCTGGGGCAAGGCGCTGATCTCGCATCCGCCGCTTCATCGTGGAGTCCGCCTACGGCCGCGGCGGCGCAGGCGTTCCTCCCGGCGGCTTACGCACCGGCGAGCTACGGCGCCGCCAAGGGGCGGGCGCAGGGGTACGATGCGCCTCGATTGGGCGCGGCGGCCCAGGCGGACTGGCGATCAGCGGGGCCGGCCGCATCCGCCAGCGCAGCTCAGATCGGCGGCTTCGAGCGGGCTAAAGCTCACTCTCTCCTGGAGGGGCTCGAGCGGTACGTGAACCCCATGCTCGACAACGTGGTCGACACCTCCCTGAGGAGTTTCGACCATAACGCTGAGCGGCGCCGAGCAGGCGAGCGAGCGCGACGCGCGACACTCGGCAACGCCTTCTCCGACAGTGGCGTGGCTGTCGCCGACGCCTTGACGGAAGGCGAGCTGGCGTTGGGCCGAGGTTCACTCGAGAGCGGGCTTCGTTCGGCGGCCTGGGATAAGGCTTACGGCTACTCCGATGCAGACGCGAACCGCCGGCAAAGTGCGAGCGCGCAGAACAGCTCTCAATCCCTTCAGCAGGAGATGACGAACGCTCAGCTACGGCAGCAGGTCAGCCTGGACGAGGCGGCTCGCCGTGACAGCATGGCTCAGTTCGATGCGGGCCAGTATGGGTCGACCAGCCATTTCAACGCGGGTCTGCGGGACAAGCGTGAGTCCGATCAGGCGGGCTACGAGGCAAGGGCGGCCGAATACGGCGCCGAAGCCGGCAACCGCTTCGAGCTGGACCACCTGAACCGTCAGGATGCTGCGTCCCGTTTCGCAGCGGAGAACGAGCAGGCCGCGCGAAGTCAGGCTTACGGAGGACAGGTCGCTCTGGAGACGTCCAACGCGGGGCTGCGCCAGCAGGCGGAGCTGGCGAACCACCAGGCCGTGCAGCAGACGCGGGGGCAGACGCTGGAGGCGGCGGGTCTGTTTGGAAACCTCGCCACCAGCTTTGGCCAGCAGGAGCTTGCCGATATCGGTCTGATGCTTTCGGCCGGCGCCGCGGAGCGGGACCTCGAGCAGCAGCAACGCGATGCGCGGCTGAACTGGCTGAGGGCGCAAGGCGGACTGCTCGGGGCCATCCCATACGATGCGGTGACCGGGCGTACGGTGACCGAGAACGGAGCGCGAAGCGGGACGAGCAAGACGAGCGGCTGGACCTTTAGATATGATCCCGCTGAGATCGCCCAAGCCGCCGCCGCAGTGATGAAAGCCGGGGGCTAATCCATGGCCGATTTCATCTCCGTTCCCGACAACCCAACGCCGGATGAGCTCGGGAAGTCGATCAACAGCCTGCACGCGTGCCTGCACCTGATCGTGGACGCCTCGAAGGAGGACGTGCTCGAGGAGGTGCGGCGCGTGCGGCACGACGGGCGCGGCACGGCGCAGCGGCTTGAGGCCGTCGGCCTCTCAGTGGCCAAGCTGGAGGGCCGCGAGCAGGCGCGTGAGCCGCTTTACAACGCGATCGCTCGCCAGCTGGGCGCCGGGGTCGAGATCAGCGGCGGCACGGCGAAGAAGACGCTGGGCGCCATGAGCCTGCAGAAGGCGCTCGCCTGGATGCTAGGCGCGATCGCCGCCGGGGCGGTAGCCGGCACCGGCGGATACAAGCTGGCTGCGGCGATGCTGACCGCCGCGCACGCGAGCCTAATGGCCTCCTGACGCCGGCGGACCGCGCGTCCGCCGCTCTCACAACAACTCGAAAACTGAAGGTGACGCGCCATGCTCAAGCTCGCGTGCATCCTGGCGCTCGCCCTCGCGCCAGGCGGAGCCCCCGTGCTCTGGAAGGACCGGCCCGGCAACGGCGGCTGGTGGGTGCAGAAGCCGCCGTCTCGGTTCATGCGCGGGCAGGGGGCAGCCACGATCGGCTACGTCGCGCCCGAGGCGATGGCGGAATACTGCGGCGGCGTGGCCCTGGCCTGCACGCTGACCATGGCCGGCAAACCGCCGCTGATCGTGATGCCCGATCCGTGCGCCCGTGAGTTCCGCGACGAGGACTACGCCCGGCTGCAGTGCCACGAGAACAGCCACGCCTTCGGCGGCTGGAAGCACGAGGCCGCGTGATGGACGAGGGCGCTCGGTACGCGCGGTGCCTGGAGGAGGTGCTGCATCACGAGGGGGGCTACGTGGATCACCCGGCAGACCCAGGCGGGGCGACGAACCTTGGCGTGACGCTTGAGACGGCGAAGGCCTTCGGCCTGGACCGTGACGGCGACGGAGACGTGGACAAGGCCGACGTGCGGGCGCTTCGGCGGGCGGATGCGGCGCGGGTCTATCGCGAGGGGTACTGGGAGCCTGCGCATTGCGGCGCCCTGCCGGCAGGGCTGGACCTGATGGTGTTCGACCTGGCGGTGAACAGCGGGGTGCGGCGTGCGCGAATGCTGCTGCAGCAGGCCCTTGGCGTCCCGGCGGATGGGGTGATCGGGCCGACGACCCGGCGGGCGCTATCCCGCGCCGATCCGCTGCAGACGGTGAGCCGGCTGTTCACGCTGCGTCGGCGCTACTACCGCTCGCTGCGGGGTTACGCCGTCTTCGGCCGTGGCTGGGAGCGACGGCTGGGCGCGGTCTATGCGCGCGCCGCGATCTGGGCGGCGCAGCCGTGATCACGCCCCTTCAGAAGCGCGAGCCGCAACGTGGTAGGTTTAGGCCCGGCGAGTTCATCCGCGCAGGGTTCAAGGCGATGACCGAGCGGCCTGATCCGTACATGGGCGCGGGCGCCTACTATCCGGATCCCTTGCCCGTGGCGGTGCTGGTCAGGCGCGAGCGCGAAGGGCGCACGCTGTGCGCTGTGGCGGACTCGCTGCGGGCGTTCTCGCGCGCCAAGGGGCTGATCATCCCGATCCCGCGCGGCTACGTCACGGACTGGGCTTCGGTGCCCAGCCTGGCCCAGCTGCACATCCAGCCCTTTGGGCGCCACGCCTGGGCCGCGCTCGCGCACGACTGGCTGTATTCCGTCGGCGAACCCGCCGGAAAGGCGCTGGCGGACGCGATCTTTCGCGAGAAGCTGGAAGAGGCCGGGGTGCCGGCCCTGCGGCGCGTGGTGATGGGGCGGGCCGTGGAGTGGTTCGGCAGCGGCGGGTACGCCCGGGCCGAAGCGCAATGGGCCGTCAGCTTCCGCGATCCCGCCACGGGGACGAAGATCGATCCGCCCTTCGCTCGCGAGAGCGCCTTTTCGGGCGCGCCGAACGGGCCACGCCCGTGGTCGGGCGGCGCCTCCAAAGCGTGAGCTTTCGAGGGACAGCGTGGCTCCGCGGGTAGGAGCCGGGCGGCTGTTTCGTCCGGTTTCAGGTTGTTCCTGTGGACCTCAGATACCTCAACCTAACCAACATGTTGCGGACCAGCGGCGTTTCGGTTGGTTTCAATCGGCGCCAGCTAGCCCGTGTCTGTTGGATGGGTAGCTGGATGGGTAGGGCTCTGCTAGGGAGCCATCAAATCAGTACGAAGAGCGATGGAATCGCTTCCTTTCAAGGCGGGGGAGGGCATGGCTAGAAACATCAGTAAGCTGACGGACAGGGAGGTCCGTGGGATGAGGTCGCCGGGGTACCATTCGGATGGCGACGGCCTGTACCTACAGGTTACGGAGGCAGGCGCCCGCAGCTGGATTTATCGGTATCGGCTGGACGGGCGCCGCCGGGAAATGGGGCTAGGCTCTCTTCTCGACGTGACACTCGCGGGCGCCCGTAGTGCTCGAGATGAGGCCAAGCGAACCATCGCGAGTGGAAGGATCCTCTCGCCGAACGGCGGCAGACCGTGGTGGACTCTGCGCCGAGGACCAGAGCCACCCCAACCGTCCGCGAGTGCTGGAACGACTACGTCGCCGCTCAGGAGCCCGCCTGGCGGGGTAGGAAGACGAAGGCGGGCTGGGTCCGCTCAATCGAAAGCCACGCAGCCTCAATCGCGGACAAACCCGTATCGGAGATCGATGTCGAGGATGTGCTTTCGGTGCTCCGTCCCCTCTGGATGACGAAGGCAGAGTCAGCGGGAAAGCTGCGGGAGCGGCTCGAGCGTGTCCTGGACTACGCGAAGGTTCGAAAGCTCAGGTCCGGTGAAAACCCTGCAGCCTGGAAGGGCAACCTGGTGCATCTGCTGCCACCGCGCCCGAAGCTTCAGCGCGGGCACATGCGGGCGATCCCGTATCAGCAGGTGCCGGAGCTTATGGAGAAGCTCGCAAAGAGCTCGGGGATGTCCGCTCGGGCTTTGGAGTTCACCATCCTTACTGTCGCCCGTGAAAGCATGACCCTGGAAGCGACCTGGGGTGAAGTGCATGAGGATGTCTGGGAGCTCGACGCAAGCCGAATGAAGGAACGAGCGTTCCGGCAGCCGCTGTCGAAAGGTGCTCTCCGCGTTTTGCAAAGTGTGAAGCCGCCGGTCCTTAGGCTGGGTCAGCTGATCTTTGTGGGCTCCAGAGGCGGTGTCATGTCGAACATGGCCATGGACATGCTCTTAAGGGACCTCGCTCCGCCCTACACGCCACATGGCATGCGCTCCGCGTTCCGCGACTGGGCAGGTGACGAGACGGACTTTGCCCGCGAGGTGGTGGAAGAGTGCCTGGCGCACACCGTCGGCGACGAAACGGAGCGCGCCTACCGGAGAGGAGATGCTCTCAAAAAGCGCCGGGCAGTGTTGGAGGCTTGGAGCTCATACTGCCTACAGGAAGGCTAGCCGAGGCGACCCTGAGTGTCCGCTCCTGATGACGTGGACGGCTCTCCACCCCCGCTGCAGCTTCGGCTGCGGCAGAGAGCTGGAGGAGCGCCATGGGAGAGGTCACGACGGTCGGCTTGGACATCGCCAAGTCGGTGTTTCAGGTCCACGGGATCGACGCTGAGGGAGCGGTCCTGATCCAGCGGAAGCTGCCGAGATCGCGGCTGCTGCCGTTCTTCGAGAAGCTGCCGGCGTGCCTGGTCGGGATCGAGGCCTGCGCCACGGCCACCACTGGGCGCGGGAGCTCCAGGCGCTGGGCCACGAGGTGCGGCTGATGCCGCCCAGCTACGTGAAGCCGTACGTGAAGCGGCAGAAGAACGACATGGCCGACGCGGCGGCGATCTGCGAGGCGGTGACCCGGCCGACCATGCGCTTCGTGGAGGTGAAGTCGCCCTGAGCAGCAGGGCGTGATGGTGCTGCACCGGACCCGGCAGACGCTGATCCGCCAGCGCACCCAGCTGTCGAACGTGATCCGGGGGCCACATGGCCGAGTTCGGGATCGTGGCTCCGATCGGCCGCGAGGGCTGCAGAGCCTGATCGCGAAGCTGGCCGACGATTCGCGCGTGCCGCTGGCTGCGCGCAGCTGCTTGCTGATGCTGGCCGAGCAGCTCCGGCTGGTGAACGCCCGGGTGCTCGAGGCGGATCGGGCGATCATGGCCGCCGTGCGCTCGAACGAGACCGCTCGCCGGCTGATGGGGATCCCGCGCGTGGGGCCGCTGCTGGCCAGCGCCTTGGTGGCCGCCGTGCCGGACCCGCATGCCTTCCGCTCGGGCCGGAACCTGGCGGCCTGGATCGGGCTGGTGCCGCGACAGAACTCCAGCGGCGGCAAGGAGCGGCTGGGCGGCATCACCAAGGCCGGCGACCGCTACCTGCGACAGATGCTGGTCGTCGGCGCCATGGCGGTGATCCGCTACGCCGAACGGCACGGCACCCGGCGACGATGGCTGGTCCAGCTGATGGCCCGGCGAACGACCAAGGTCGCGGCCGTGGCTCTGGCCAACAAGAACGCTCGGACCGTGTGGGCCATCATGACCAGCGGCGAGCCGTACCGGGAGCCGGCGGCCGCTTAGAGATCAGGCTGCGGCCTGAAGAACTGGGAAGGGCGGACGAGATGTGGTGCGAACAGCCGGTCGACACCGGGAAGCGGGAAAACCCACTTGAGTCAGGGCGCCTCGAGCGCGTGGTTCTGATCGGGACCCGTCTTCCACGGAAGGCATCATGGCCAGCGGCTCATGTGCGCCGCGCTTACAGGCCGAACACATGGCCGCACCGACCAGCTCGAGCAGAACGTCCTGAACACCCTTGCCAACGGAGGGCCGTCCACACATGGCGCGAAACGGACCTCCAGGCCCGGGCGCTCTCACTTCTCGTCATGGCCTTGGGCTGACCCCTCGGCGCGCCGCGGGTCCAGGTTCGCCTCAGGCCGGATATAGGGGGGCACATCGTCGGCGATGTCGGCGATCTCCTCGTCGTTGAGGGGAAGCGTCAGGACCGTTCTACGCCACCAATCGCGCGGGGTGGGGTTCCAGCTGAGCGACATGTCCGTGCCGTAGAGGATCCGGGCTAGACCGACGTGCCTCATAGTCGCGGCGACGTTCGCTTTCGCTTCAGGCGAGACGCTCCCGCGGATGTTCGCGCTGGGCCCGTAGCCCCAGAGCCCCTCGGGTGCTTCAACACGCTGCCGTACTGGGGGCTGCAGAGCACCACGGCGCTGAACTCC